CAATAACTCATTAAAGAAGAATTTTTGGTCAATAGACGACTGCCCGCGAAAGTGGTATGATTACAATTTTTAGATAATTTTTAAACAACAGATATGGCAACAGAAGTAAATGGATGGTCAAACTTTGAAACGTGGAAGATTTGGCACGAAGTATTTAGTTTTTACACACCGGAAAGATTTTATCAGCCGGAAGATTGTCTTAGAGACATTGAAGAGATTTTAGAATTAGATGATGACAATACGCTTAAAAACAGTTTAGTGTATTCGTGGCTCACGTCAGTAAATTGGATGGAGATAGCAATAGAGTTAAACGAACAATTAGAAGATGAAGATCGAAGAAGTACATAAAAAGGCAATAGAGAGTACAAGGCAGTTAGTTCAAATATATCAAAAGTATGTTCGAGATGGAGAAAAGGAAATAGAAAGAGAAGAGGATGAATGCTTTAAGAAATATATTGCAAGAACAGTAGACGAGTATAAAGAGAAATTAAGTACACAGTTGTACATATTAAGGAAATTAACCAATGCAGATTAAACTATTAGATGGCTCAGTTCACGAGCAAGATGAACTTATCGACAATATGTATAGTGATGAGTTCTATTACAATTATTTAGGAAACAAGGTAATGTCAAGTAGTAATTTAAGTTTACTACAAGATGGGATAAAGTCGTATCACTACGTAATGAAGTATGGGCAAAAAGAAACGCCGGCACTACGAGATGGTCATTTATTCCACACAATGATATTAGAACCGGAAAAGCTAAACAATTATGTATTCCTTAATGTAGAGAGTAAGAACACAAAGGCATACAAAGAGGCTTGTGCGTATCACGCAGACGTATACACGGCGAAAGAAAAGCGAGATGCCGAGCGATTAGTAGACGCAATAATGCGAAACCAAAAAGCAATGGATTTCTTACGCGATGCTCAATTCGAAGTACCGATGATTGGTATGATCGAAGATACGCCGTTTAGAGGCAAAGCAGATATATTGCAGAATAATGGTCGAATCGTAGACCTAAAAACCACAATGGGCGTAAGTAAATTTGACATTAGCGCAGACAAATTCGGTTACCATCGTCAATGTTACATCTATTGCACGCTCTTCGGTATTAGCCCAAGAGACTTTTGGTTTGTGGTGATCGACAAGAAGAATTTAGATATTGGTATCTTTGATTGCTCAGACGAGTTTTATGAGATAGGAAAACAAAGCACACACGATTTAATTCAGAAGTATTGGGAAACCATAGGTAACCCGGACTTTGAGATAGACGATTATGTATTAAGAGGAACATTATGAGCGGAATAGGTAAAAATGGTAAAGAGTTTCATAATAATTACCCAACCCCTAAAGATTTTTATGATAAGCTAAATAATGAATTTCATTTCGATTTTGATCCGTGCCCATTAAATCACAATGTAAAAGAATGGGATGGATTAAAAGTTGAATGGGGAAATGTAAATTATGTTAATCCTCCATACGATAGAAAAACAAAAGAAGCATTTATTAAAAAAGCAATACAAGAATATAAAAAAGGAAAAACGGTAGTGATGCTTTTGCCGGTATCAACATCAACAAAGATATTTCACGACCATATTATGGTAAATAACCCCGAAATACGATTTATAAAAGGAAGATTAAAATTTGATAGTAATAGGGCAGGAACATTTGATAGTATGTTAGTTATATTTAAATAGAAAAATAATGATAGAAACACAGTTAGACAAATTAGCAAAGACGATTAACGAGCATTTTATGGTTAATATCTTCTCAAACACTCGAAAGCGAGATGTCGTAGATGCAAGGTATTTATTTTGTTATGTAGCATACAATACATACAGATTGACGTATCACGCACTTGCGGAGTATTTTAGGCGTAATGGCAAACCATTCGATCACTCGACCGCAGTATACGGCATCAATCAGTACGAGGTCATTATGTTAAACAACCCAAAGGCTAAGTTAGTGATGTCAGAAATACTCAAAGAGATCGACAAGGACGCGCACACAGAGTTCTTAATGAAGTCCGTATTAGAAGATGCAGACCAAAAAGTAAAGGATGAAGTGAGCAGGTATTTGAATACAGTATACACGAGTTCTATTGAGCAGAAAAAAAGCCCTGTTAGTTATTAAAAGAATTTGTATATTTAAAATATGAGACAAGACGAAATAGTAGCAATACTCAATGACCATCAATGGAAGTTCGCTAAAACCGCAAAATATAGTAACCCCCATTGGTATACATTAAGAGAAACGTGGAACGATGACCCATTATTTGACAAGATTGTACAGGCGATAAGAGATAACGCAAAGACAGAATACTTTTGGCGTAAACCTTATGAGGTATTGAATTTTGAAGGGTGGAAGTATTGGAGTATGGGCGCGCCAATAGATGAGACCATATTAATCAACAGAGCATTCGATAGCGGACAATATAATGACCTTGCGTGGAATTATGACGATTTATTTAAAGACAAAAGTTTTCAAGAAGAAAACAAGGATATTGCTGATATGCTCAATAGTGTTGCTTTGGATAAAGTATACGACATTGGATGTGGAACAGGATTACTTTTGGAGTTATTGGATATAGAGCCTGTTAATTATATAGGTATAGACCCGTCGTGGTCAATGATTAAAAAATCAAGAGAAAAGTACCCGGATTACAAGTTCCTTATAGACCGATTAGAAACATACCGCACGTTTCATTTAAAAGAGGACGCAATAGCGATTAGTTTGTTTGGCTCAATGAATTACGTTCTACCGGGATATCTTGATCGCGTTAGAGAGTATGGTAAAAGATATTTCTTAATGTTTTACAAAGAGGATTATGATCCAATAACGTATGGTATGGTGGGCAAAAAGTTATACCACTACAAGCACAATAAACAAAAGCTACAAGTGATATACAATGAGGCGACAGTTACAGAATACAATAACTATTATATCGTGAGTAACTTATGAAAGTAGCTGTACAATGTGTTCCGAGTAGAGCAAGAAGCGTTGCTTCAATTAGAGATAAAATTACGTCATTAGGAGTAGAGGTTAAGCCATATATGGATTTTGATCACAAAGGCACTATGTGGAATTTTACGCGAATCATTAATGACGAAGATTACATTAAGGACGATTACCTATTGATCTTACAAGACGATGTGATATTTAATGAGTGTTTTGATTACAGTGTATTTGAGGTTTTAAAATATATGAAGTCAAATAGTATTGGATGCGTGAGTCTTTTTTCTCCGCCAAGAAAATACTATAAAGAAGAGCATAAAAAAGGCACGAAATATTATGTCGAAAAGAATTACTTGTGGCAACCGGCTATTATTCTTTCTCCATCATTTAGAAAAGGATTAATAGACTATAAGTTCGAAACAACGCACGATGACTGTTTTGTAGGATCATACGCAAAAGAGAATAAAGATTACGTACAAGTCACTATACCGTCATTGGTAAGACACGATCTTAATATTAAAAGCACATTAGGTACGCCGGCAAAAATAGGTAATTTAGTCCGCGACACCTATATCTTTCATCCCGTAGAAAAAAACTACTTCTTATGAATAAAAACATAGACATTACAGAATGTACAGGGTTTCCTAATTATGATATACTGTATACAGATCCGCCTTGGGAGCAACGTATGGTAAGGTTCTTTGAAACTCAGATGTATAAACAAACAGGGGTAAAGAAGAAAAACAGTATAGAAAACATACTAACGTGCCTTGCTCGTCTTACTCATAAAAAGCCTGCATTTATAGAATACTCAATAAAAGGACACGAGTTAGTAATAGAGATAATGGAGCAGTATGGACATACGTTTAACTACAAGCAACAACTGTTACAAACTAACAATAAGCCCTATATTGTAATGGTGTTTAATTCTAACGTCATTATTCCAGAGGGAATGAACGGAGAAAAGGTAATACATTATGTGGTCGGTCAATTCGATAAACCATTAGTGTTTGACCCATTCGCCGGGATAGGATTTACTGCTAAACACGTCTATTCATCCGGAGGTAAGTACATCGGTTATGAGATAAACAAGAACCGTTTTGATAGGCTACAGAAATTATGCGCGAAGTATGAGAATCTATAAAAAAGAAAACGTTTATGAGGCATCATTAGATCGCATACGATATCTCTTTGATGAGTTTGAGAATGTAGTAGTATCATTT